AACAATCCGCACCGACTTAAAGCTACGCGCGCTTGTAATTCTTCTCCGCGCGGTGCTCTTTGGCAAGCCGCGCTTCGCCACCACCAGCACCACCCGGCAGTTTACTCGCGCTTTCCACACCCTTTGGAGCTTCAGCTCGACCACCCATCGCACGTTTCACTTCGGGGGCCAAAGGTTCCTTCGTTCGAGCGTATGTCGGCTTGTACGAACTGCCGGGACCAGCGGAACCGGAAGTCTGACCGACGCCGCCGCCCGCACGGAACGTCTTGACCACGCCGCCGCCAGTTCTGAATGTCACGATCTTGCCGCGGCCGATGTCTTTGCCGTCGCTCTTGCCATCGGCGTGCTGGACCTGCGTTCCAGCATTAAGCCCTTCTTTCCAAGCCGACCCATCCTTGATTCGCCCACCCCGCGCTCGCATCGGCATACCGGGAGGCGGCATTCCTGGACGCGGCGGCATCATTGGACCACCGGGAGGCATAGCGCCACCAGGCGGCATGGGCGGCACCCCAGGCGGTGGCATGGGAGGGCCAGCCATCGGTGGGCGGGGTGGCATTCCTGCACCCATTCCCGGCGGCGGCATCATCGGAGGCACCGGGGGATGCTGCGGGCTATTGATGATATTGACGGTCGTTCCCTTTTTCGCCTTCGTTCGCCCACCGCGCGCGCGTTTGTCGGCGCGATGCTTGACCGCCCCACCATCCATCCGCAGCGCGGTTTTCTTGACCTTGGCCTTGATGAGTTTCACATCGGCGGCTTCGTCGGAATGGACACCACCACCCGTAGCGTAGCCCTTGGTGATGTGAGCAACGCGCTGGCGCTCGACTTTGTGCTGTTTGTGCTCTTGGAAGGGGTGGCCCATGTCAGGCTCCGGTTGTGTCACGAGAGGGAAGTGATAACTGTTCGGTCACCAAACTGTCGGCGCTAAGCGGCACAATTTTGGTAATCATGCGCATTTTGGTGAAGCCGAGACGATACCAGACATTCCACGCCCACCACGGCGTAAGGCGCATGAGAAAATAGAGGATCGGGTGTTTGGGCCGCGATGGAGCAATTTCAATAATTTCCACCATTGGTTTACCGAAAGCATCCCAGCCGCGAACGGTGTAGGGATGTTCGCTCGAATTCAAAGATACTCCGTCGCCAACGATTGGGTGACTGCGCCGCGCTGAAACTCGCAATCCGCGTGAATGACCCAAATCTTTCATCTTATTCCGTCCCCGAATCTGTCTTCTGCGGCGGATTCAACACTTGATGCACATCCAAGGCATGTTGCGCAACGTCCATATTAGCGTCATGCACAGCCTGTTGAGAAGCCAGCCCGTGTTGAGCCACCCCTAACCCATGCTGCTGCGAAGCCACCTTGGCGTCATGCACCGCATCATCCTTATGGATCACGAGTTCCTTGGCCAGATCGACCGAGGCTATATTCTGGTCGGCCACAAGCTGCTGGCGCTTGATATCGAGTTCCGCCGCGCTGGTCTGGGCATCGGTCTGCGCCTTGACCTGCGCGGTATTGGCTTGCGTTACCTTGGCTTGCGCAACGATCATCTGCGGATCGGGAGCGGGCGGTGCCGGTCCTTGCGGTGGCAATACGATATTTGTCGGGTCCTGCCGAATCACCCCTAGAATGGTATTCAGCGTTCCGCGCGCATCCATAATCGGCGTGAACGCCGGAACCGCAATCAACTGCGAAAGCGCCACACCCTTGGCCACCCGATGAATATGCGACGGCGTATTGGGATCGGACGCCGGTTCAAGATTACAATTATTCAAAGCCTGAATGAACTTTTCTTCGGTCCAATAATCCTTCGGACAGACCTTGTTGGATTTCCAAAAATCTTCGGGATTCTCGCGGAATAAATCGACGATCAATTCTATCTCTTCGGCCTGCGCTTGGTGCATTCCCTTATGGGCGGCGGACTCGACTTTGGTTGCTTGTTCGATTTGCGCGAGCATCGTGCCGACCGGGACGTTTGCTACGCCCTCCGCAGTCGGAATATCACCCGCTGCAGATAGAGCCGCCGTCTGCTGCTGCACCTTGTCTATCAGTGCGAGCATTCCCGGCCCCACGTCCTTGTAAGGCATCGGAGAAATGATATTTGCGATGGGTTGATTGTTCGTTTCGATAGGAACGCCGGTTCCAGGACCTACACGAAAGTCGGACGTGTTCTGCCTTCCACCAAGTTTCGCCACCAGGAACGACGGGAACGTAGCAAACATCGCCGAATCTAGCGCAAGCCGCCACGCCGCAGTCAGGGCAGAGGACGCATTACCCAAAATATTCAGAAGGCCAGTCCCGTAAAACCCAGGCCCCGGCACATACGGATATTTCACATACATCCGTCGCCGCTGGCAGTCGTCGTCGTCCTCTTTCCAATCACGTCGGATAGCTTTTATCTCGCGGGATTCCTTATCCATCGTCACGAGATAGGGAAGCGGAATTCCTTCATTCTTGAACTTGCCTGGAGCGTATTCAGGGAGATTAAGCTCGCATTGAGATTCCCAAATTGTGTAGGGCTGATCTTCCGGCCGCGCTTGCTGAGGCGTCGGGTCAGTGCCCTGAATCCCCGCAATCTTCGCATCAACGGCATTTGGTGATGGGGGCGATGGCGTCGTTACCGGCCCGCGCCGATAAAAACCGCTTAACTCCATACGCTTCATCACCGAAGGTCGCATGGGAATCTGGTGGGTGATTCGCGCGCAGGATCGGAGGTCTTTCGTTGTGTCCGAAACGATCAAATCTTTTTCATCGACGCTTTCCGAAACCGGCCGACGCTTCATCGGACAGCGATAGATTTTTTTGAAACCCGATCCGCCAAAATACGTGCCCCACAGCAGCATATGCGACGTGTCGGGATAATATTCGGTCGCGGTTTTCGTCAAATAGTGGTTGATGTCGCGCTCAAAGGCGTCGGCGAGATTGTCTTCGGCCTCAATCGCCTTGTCGTCTTTGTTTGCTACTTTCACCGGACCATCGGATGGAAGCAATTCAGCTTGCGCATTGGCCCAGCCTTTGAGGCAGGCTTCGAGTAGGAGAGGATTCGTGACCGTGGATTGGCCTTCGACCGCGGCGGATGTATCGCCGACTGTAGCTCGGGGTTCTTTCAGTTCGAGCCCCAAAAGTCCTAAGCCTCTGGCGCGGATTTCAAGGTGGTTGCCGCGCGATCTATCGTCGGCGGATATCTGGTCGTGTAATTCATTGGCAATGAGAGACAGGTCATTCGGTTGAATATCATCCGCCAAATTGCGATAAAATTTATTGCCGTCGTCTTCGCCGTCTTTCCTCGGCCTATGTGCGTCTAATTGTACCACTACGCCGCCGTCAGACTGTGGCGTGGAAACAGTTCCGGTCACCGGGTCGGTCGTGACTTTTCCCGTTTCGTCTTCAATGACAATTGAGATTCCTTCCACGGTTTGGGCGGCGGGGTCAGCCATTAACAGCACTTTCATAAGCCGCGCGTAATTTCACAGACCCCCAATGGCGCGCTATCCACACCTTCGCTTCGGCTTCCGACATGCCAGCGGCGGTACAGGTGTCCATCCACCCGGCGAACCAAATGTGTAAATCTGCGCGAAGATCAGCGGCCATTTGGGTCACGAGGGGCTTGTGATTCGGGGACGGTCACCTGATTCTTGTGTTTCAGTTCGTTCACCAAAACGATGGTAATATCGTGGCCGCGTTTCCAAACGTCAGGACCATATTCCATCCGAATGCCGGGCGCAACTTCGTCACTGAATTTCATGGCTCGTGCCGAAGGTTGACCGAGTCCGGTCCATCAACCCGTTGTGGACTCTCGTGACGCATCTGGTTTTTCCTTTTTGAGACCCCGCAAATGTTCTTTGATATCAGCCACAGATTGACCGGAAGAAACAGCACCAAGAAGAGACTGTAACCGATCAATTTCTTCCGCAGCCTCGCGATATAGCCCAGCCTTATCTGGCGCAAAGTCGGCTTGTAGCGCCATCGAATGAGCATCCCGCAGCCGCTGAACCAAATCGGTCATTATCTACCCCTGATAATCGAAACATGACCCGGCTTCACCCTACCTTCATCCACAACGTTTTCCAAGATACGCTGTTTCAACGCATCGCACCCTAGATTCAGCGACCCGGCATCCGTTCCACCGATGGTCGTCGCAAACCCCATTTTCATACACACGATGATTCCCACCGTAAACACATTGCCTTTCTTGGCTTCTTCCAAGCACTGCGCCAACTTATCAATACAGTCCAATTGCTGGTCCGACAGCGAAGTTGGGGATAGGAGGATGGGTTTTTGGGGGAATTCGGGGTTCATGCGACTGCCCGTCGCGCTCGAATGTCTTGAATGATTGCGAAAGTGCCCGGTGGTAATTTCAAACGTTCCGTTGGATTATCGCAGAATACTTCCACCGTTCCATCGTCGTGAACAAGCCCCGACAGACCGAGCAAGTCTTTGTCGTATCGGACGATTGTCACACGCAAAAGATCATCGCACATTAGGTGACCACACCGCTGTCGCTCCGCTATCGTGACACAACCCTAGACCGGATACAACGCCTTCCGCTGCGGCTTGTGCAAACCGCGCTCGTATTCCTCGTGGGCGGCTTCTTCGTCGGTCATCGCCAAGCCAGCATCGCGGAAATATTTCATCACTTGAGTGGCCGTGTCGGTCAGGTCATCACGCGCGCCTTTCGGGAAAACCTCCATTTCGGCAATCACGAGTTCCGACCACTCGCGTTCTGGGGCGTAAACCAAGCCCTGCGCAAACGTCGGCTGCACAGACAACGCACGCGCTACTTTGTCACCTTTCGGCTCGCACATCTGGATTCCAAACCGCTGTAGTCCGTACCGATTCGCAATCTCTTGTGCCGCCGGGCGCCCGGTTGCTTTGTTTTCAATTAGCAACAGATCGGCCTTATACGTCGCGCATGTATTTTGGACCCACTCCACGAGACCCCACTTGCTTTGGGTCCGCCGCTTAAATCGAACATTGCGACGCTTGACTTCGGTCTCGTCCATGCCAGGCACAATAATTTCCGGAAGCCATCGTTGCCCGTCGATCACGGATTCCAATTGCAATCGCTCAAAGCGCGCCGCCGAAAACCCCAAATGCTTGCGCCATGCATGAATAAGCATTATCGAATTCTTTTTGGTATCCGGATGGACAAAAGTTCCCCACACCGAGAGAGCGGACGGGTCGTTCTCTTCGTCTTCCGTAAACGCTCCGTCGAGTGAAGCGACGACTAGATCAAAAATTGGGAATTTGCCGTCGTCAGGCTCCCATAATTGCCACCACTCGCGTTTGAAGAGGCCGCCGCCGCGCGGTTGAGGCGACTGCGCGTATTGGCTGGCCCAGCCGTAGGGGCCTATTTCCCGTTTGGTGCGCTCCATCGAACCTTCGGCAAATCGAGCATCCCAAGCCACTTCGCCGTCTTCCTCGCGAGGATCAGTCCATCCGATTGTTGTCGGAATGGGTTCGCCCTGTTCGTCAGTCTGCCGCGCCGAATCAAATTCCCATGGAATCATCAAATGGCAATAATCGAACTCAGCACCAAGCGCGACGCCCG